TGACTGATTCACCACATCGGCATCGGTGGCGATATCCACCGGCACCAACGCCACCCGGTAACGCTCCCCATTCAGTGGGATAGGTCCGGTGGGGTCTGGCAGCAGATCCACTTCATCAATCAGTTCCAGCTTGATGTTAATAAGCACATCGTCTGCTGATTCTTCGTCTATCTCCAGCGCGGGATCAGCCAGTTCCAACCTGTCGCGCTCATCCATCCAGCCGATTTCGGCAAAGAACACGGCAAGCAGCGCCAGCAGGTTGTAGGGGTTCACCTGGCGGTGCGGAAATTTCTCAATAACGATTTCAGCGCTGTGCTTCCAGCTGCCGATCCGCATCCCGCCATTGCCCAGGTCGCAACCATCCAGCATCAACTCGCCATCGGTTTGAAAGGCGTCAAACTGGTTGGGGCGAATATGACTGCCAAGGTTGGCCATCAGGAATTCACACAGCTGCTGCAGTTGCGTTTTGGTTTGAATGCCTGGGGTTTGCACATCTGTCATAAGCTATGCACTCCACAACGGCCACGGCCCAGCAACTGACGCACTGCACGGTTACTCTGAGCCAGCAGCGCATCCTGCTGATCAACATCCTGCGCTTTGTTGTTGCCCGATGGCTTTTGGTCTACTGCAGAAAAATACCCCAGCAGATCGGCATGGCTGCGGGAGTAAACAGCCGCTCTGTATATGCTGTTCTGCTGCGCGGAAAAGTCGGGGGCTGACGCCGCGTTGAGGGTGAAAGGGGCATCCGTGCCCTGGCTGCTGACGACCTGTATAAGTTGCAGCTGAACTTCACCGCAGGAACGCTCCAGCGAGTCGGCAATCACCTGCTCTTCAAATTGCTCAGGGATACGGCGGTGCTGCCGAAACTCCCCTGTGCTGAGCGCAGGCCAGCCGCTGCCGGTATCTACCGGGATGCTTTCAGCCTGTTGTGCCTGATAACCAAAACTCATCTGTCGTTCCCGCTTGCTCTACTGCATGAATTGGGTTCAGAGCCGTTGCCATCACAGTGGCTTTTCACCGTCACCGGTAAAACACTCCGGCAGGGCTCTGGAGGGTTGGGAGTCTTCCCGTTATTGCGCTGCCGCACTTTCCAGTGCATTCAGACGCATAGCGATTTTGTTTCTGACCGTCTTTACCATGGCGTGCTTGTGAATGCTGGCTGCTTTCTCCAGCAGTTCATCAGCGGCCTGCAGCGTCTGAGCATCGCCAATGGCCGTGACCTTGACCTGGCCGACGGCATCCCGTAAAAGCGATAATCCGGCAAACTTGAACCAGGCCGCAGTGACTTGCTCCGGCAGCTTCCATTCGCTTTTAACTTTGGCAAATACACGCCCGAAATATGGCTCCACACTGTGGCCACCTTCTGCCTGCTCAGTAGCCCAATCCAGCACAGTGCCTGCAACCAATGTCGGCCATGTGCGTTTAATGCGCTCAGGTGTCGGCTGGCCCAGCTCAATGGCGAGGAATGCCCAGTCAAGTGCGCGGTCAAACTCGGCCACATCAAAAAGCCACAAAGTACAGTAAGCAAAAACAGGATGGTCATAAGGCGTTGTCTCCTTGCGTTCCACTTCGCCCAGGTACTGCTCGGCAATCCGCAGCCACTTGGGCAATAACTTGTCTCGTTTGTGGGCAATCTTGTCTGCCCGTCTCTCAAGGCGTTTCAAGCCTTGTAAATCTGCCTCCAGCTCCAGCAGCTGCAGGTGCAGGCTCGGTGCCTGATCGCCCTGCTTTACTCCTTCGAGCTGCTTTTTGGCTTGGTGTCTTTCTTTCCAGCGGAGGATTGGGAAGTCGTTGCCCTGGCTGGCTTTTTCTGTTTCTTCGCTGATGGCTCTGGCTGCGTCACTGATGACGCAGACGGCTTTTTTAGCTCGTCTGCCGCCTCCGAGATCTCCTGGCTGGCACTGGCAGCTTCATCGGCTGCGGTGTCAATGGCACTGGCGGCGCTTCTGGCTTCATCGGCGGCGGTGTCAATGGCACTGGCGGCACTATCAATAGCGCCTACGGCTTGGCGGGCCTGCTCAGCGCTGTCGTTCAACTCATCCGCTGCGATGGCGATATCGTCAGTCAGGTCGGTTTGCTCTGCGGTTTGCACCGATTGACCGTCAACATCAGTGGAACCGTCATCATCGCTCTGATCTGCGGCATCACTGTGTTCCGTATTTGTTTCAGCCTGGCTGTCAGATTCCTGCTTCAATCCCGTTAGGGTTTCAACTAACTTGACGGCGACACCTGAGGTGGTATCAGCTTTGGCAAGGTTTTCGGCCTTGGCTTTCTTTTGAGCCAGTACTCTGGCTTTAAAATCTGCAAACTTTGACATTTGATTTATTCCCAAACCTGTTATGGCTGGCAGGCACCCGAATCACCAGGTGCCTGTTGTTGGCTTACACTGCCGGTGCTGCACCAATGGTGATAGCTGCTTCGTCTACGGCGGCGTAGGCTTCATACTCACCTACCGCGTAGCCTTCCATGCGCCACCATTTATCTTCATGACGTTCACGGTCTGACACATTCGCACTTTCACGCTCTTGTGTGCCCATCTGGTCATAACAGTGCAAGTTAGTTGGAATAGTCAGCACAATGCGCTTACCAGGGAAGTTCGGAGGTGTCTCAGCCAATACACCACCGATGTCATTTTCCAGCTTCAAACTGGCAATTTTTTCAGATGGTGTGCTTGCCTGGTTCATCAGGTGAGAACCTGCGGCAGCAGTGAGATCCGAGCCAACATAAACACGCAGGCGAGGGTCGTTGCGGATGGATGGATGCAACATCGCTTTCATCTCAACCACAATGGCATCCAGCGTGCGATATTCGCCTGCTTTTGGCACAGCGTCTTTCGGCAGCGATGGGTTAAAGTAGATAGCGTCAACCATCACCTGCTCTGGTGCATCACGCTTAACCAGTGCATGCCAGCCGATGTTGACATCCTCACCCAGTGGGTTAGCTATTGGATCTGTGTCTGCTGATACCTTAGTGCCATTCCAGCCAACGCTGATGATATCCAGCGCAAATCGCTGCTTGGTGTTAGCCATCATCTTCTGCATGAATTCTTTTGGCTTGCCGGAATTGCCCCATACAGCCAATAGCGTCCAAGGCACATATGCACAGGAATCTGTTTTGGTCAGTACATACTGAGTACCCGAAACATCCTGCCCGGATGAGAACCGGCCTGTAGAGCTGCGACCGGTAATCAGACCGCGGCCACCAACGTTGATTGCCTGACCTGTAATCTGTAACACCTGCGTGTAAGTGATGGACTTCAGGAAATCTGCAGACTCCAGCAGCGCCTGATGAAGTTTGGTTTCCATTGGACCGGAAATGTTGAATCGCTCAGACGCATTTTCAACACCATATGATTCAGCCATTTGGCTGCAGTATAGCTTTAGTGCCTGGCGGCCCTTATCTGATAAGCTCATGTGATACCTGCTAAAAATCTGTTTTAAGTAAGGGTTTAATAATCAACTGGTTATACCAGTGAATATTTTTCGCTGCCTGTTGGATCCGGCTCTTGGTTAGGTACCTCTTTGCCCATCTCAGCAACCTGCTTCTTGAACTGTTTCAGTTCATCCTGCAAAGCGTTGAACTGCTCAGCGGTTACGGTGTTGTTAGTTGGAGAATTGACCTCTTCATCACCCTGCTCGCCGGTATCAGCGCCAGATTGGCTGAACTGATTAACTTTGGCTTCGACTTCATCCAACTTGGCGCTGAATCCGTCAATTTTGCCCATCAGGGCCTCGTACTGTTCTTTAGTCATGCTGTCGCTTTCCTCTTCGGCTGGCGGGGTTTCAATAGTCTGTTTGGCACCCAACCCGGCGAGTGCGAACAACTGGCGTAGCAGGCCACGGACTTTGGTTTCCTGACTATCTGCCGCAGGTGGCTGCTCTACCGGCGCAGTCTCGGTAATGAAATCATCAACGCTTAGCTGTTCCATGGCGCTGTATTCGCGGGCGTGCTCTTTGTCTCCGATGGAGAATTTCAGGCGGGTGGTGCCGGTTGATGCTGGGCTGTCTGTCACTGCCAAACCCATCAGGTAGCAGCGGCCAGAACCTGCATAATCTGGCGCAGGCTCAATAGACATAAACAGCTTTTGCCCTTCTTTGTTGGCAGCCAGCAGTAGGTCATTGGCAGTAATTTTGACGAACAGGCGCAGCTTGCCGTTTTGTTTGGCCGCTTTCACCTCATCGACTGTGCCCCAGTTTTTACCGTCAAACGGTCCCCAGGATGAGCGGAAATGCTCAGGCCAAATCAGCGCAGTGTATTCATCTGTGGAATACAGCTCAGCCATATCCTTGATCCATGCTGCCGTGATGGTGCGGCCATCAACGGTGGCACCTTCGGTTGCTGCAATTACCCATCCGGTTTTTTTGCTCATTTGCCTGCCTGACTCTTATGAAAAAACGCTGGAACACTCAATAATTGCCGCCAGTGTAGGCAGTTGATGGAGTCACCGCAGCCACTTGTATTCCGCGCAATTCGGATACAGGCAGATATCCGAATTCAGCCGAATTTTGCTGGGCAAACTGAGTCAGGCAAACGCATACACTGTCGCCATCAGTCCACCAACCAAAGAAGCAATGGCCTACAGCCCAGAGATAAAAGAAGCCGCTAAACGTCTGTACCTGCGCCGATGGACGCCTGACGAGATCCGCGACGAACTCAACCTGCCCAACTCGCGGGTGGTGTACTACTGGGCGGATAAATACAGCTGGCGCGATATGCTGCGCGAAGAGGAAGTGGACGAGGCCATTGCCCGCCGTATCGTCACCCTGATGGATGTGCAGGATAAAACCGGCGGCCAAATCAAAGAGCTGGATATGCTGATTGAAAAGCATGTGCGGCTTAAGAAGCAGCGGGCAGATGCTGAACGTAAACAGTCAGCAGGTGATGGTGGTGGTTCGGGCGCTGGTACCCTCACCAATGAGGGCAGCAGCCGCTCAGGTAAAGGTGGCAACTCAGCACATACCAGCCAAGGTAAAAAGAAAGGCCGCAAGAAAAAGAATGATGTATCACATCTGACCGAAGAGGATTTCGCCCTTTGGTATGACACCCTGTTTGATTACCAGAAGGTGATGCATGAAAACCTGCATCAGCGCATTCGCAATATTCTCAAGTCGCGCCAGATTGGTGCCACCTACTATTTTGCCTTTGAAGCCTTTGAACAGGCGGTGCTGACCGGCGACCCGCAAATCTTCCTGTCAGCCTCCCGCGCCCAGGCGGAGGTGTTCCGCTCGTACATAGTGCAGTTGGCGCAGCAGTTCTTTGAAATTGAGCTGACCGGTAACCCGATTGTGCTGAATACCGCCCACGGTGAAGCAGAGCTGCGCTTTTTATCTACCAACGCCAAAACCGCCCAGTCATATCACGGCCATGTGTATGTGGATGAATACTTCTGGATTGGCAAGTTTGACGAACTCAACAAGCTGGCATCAGCGATGGCCACGCATAAAAAGTGGCGCAAAACCTACTTTTCCACGCCATCCAGCAAAGAGCACCAGGCATACCCATTCTGGACCGGTGACCACTGGCGCAAAGGTCGCAGCGAGCGCCAGTCGATAGAGTTCCCCACCTTTGATGAACTCAGGGACGGCGGCCGCCTCTGCCCGGATAAACAATGGCGCTATGTGGTCACCATTGAAGATGCCCTGGCCGGTGGCTGTGAGCTGTTTGATATTGACGAGCTCAAAGACGAATACAACGGTGATGACTTTGCCAACCTGTTTATGTGTGTATTTGTCGATGGTGCTGATTGTGTGTTCAAGTTCAGCGACCTGGAGAAATGCGCCACCGACTCAGCCCACTGGCAGGACTTCAAACCACGCAGTGCCAGACCCTTTGACAACCGTGAAGTGTGGCTGGGGTATGACCCATCACGCACCCGCGACAATGCCACCGTGGTGGTGCTGGCACCACCGGCCAAACCCGGTGAACGGTTCAGGGTGTTGGAGAAGCTGCACTGGCGTGGCCTCAACTTTCAGCACCATGTCAGCGAGATCCAGAAACTCTATGGCAAATACCGGGTGACCTATATCGGGGTAGATACCACCGGCATAGGTGCCGGGGTATTTGACCTGCTGCAGTCACTCTATCCCAGAGAAGCCATCGCCATTCACTACAGCGTGGGCAGCAAAACCCGGCTGGTACTCAAGATGATTGACCTGATTGAAGGCGGGCGCCTGAGCTGGGATGCCCAGCACAAAGACATTGCCAGCAGCTGTCTGTCTATCCGCCGCACCACTACCGGCAGCGGCGACAACATCACCTTTAAAGCGGGACGGGACCAAGCCACCGGTCACGCTGACGTTTTCTTTGCCATCGCCCATGCGGTGATCAATGAACCCCTGAACCATGCACAAAAAAGGAAATCCACATGGGCACTAGCCAGCTAACCGCCGCCAATGATCCCGCTAATGTTAGCCAGACCACCGACCAGAAAGGCCCCGGTACAGTGGCATTCAGCCTGCCGGAGCCGGTCAACCCTGACGGCTGGTTGACCGATTATGACGGCCTGTTTTATGACGACCAAAACGATTTTTGGGAGCCACCCATTGACCGGCAGCTATTGGCGGCCATGCCACGGCGCAATGCCGCCCATGGAGCGATTATTCAAGGCCGCGCCAATATGGCGGCCAGTCGCTACCAGGGTGGCGGTATGAGCCATCAACAACTGACTGGCGGGCTGATTAATCACATCACCTTTGGCGATGTGGCAATCTTAAAAATTCGTGATCACTTTGGTCGGGTGGTTCGCCTGTTTCCGCTGCCCAGTTACCGGACCCGCGTCACGCTGGACGGTGGGGCGGCAGTGCTGGAGCGTGAAGACCAAATCCGCCGCTATCCGGCCAAAGACGTTGTGTGGGTGAAAAAGTACGACCCAGTGCAGCAGGTGTATGGCTGCCCAGATTACCTGGGCGGCATGCAGTCGGCTCTGCTGAATGAGGATGCCACCCTGTTCCGCCGTAAGTATTTTCTCAATGGCGCCCACATGGGCTTCATCATGTACGCCACCGACCCCAACATGGATATAGCCACAGAGGAAATGCTCCAGCAGAAAATTCAGGACTCCAAAGGGGTGGGCAACTTCCGCAGCCTGTTTGTGAATATTCCGGGGGGTAAAGAGAAAGGGATTCAGATCATCCCGGTGGGCAATTTTGAAAGCAAAGACGAGTTTATGAATGTGAAAAACGTTTCGGCTCAGGATGTGCTGACCGCTCACCGATACCCGCCTGGGCTTGCTGGCATCATTGCCACCAACACCGCAGGCCTTGGCAATCCACTGGCCTATGACAGTGTGTATTTTCGCAATGAAACCAAACCGCTGATTTTAGAGTTGCGAGATGCCGTGGCGCGGGATCCTGAAATACCCAAAGCCCTGCACCTGCAGTTTGATTTAGAGGATGCGAGCCAACCAGAATAAGCCGCTGACAAATAACAAAAAAGCACTGTTAAAATTAACAGTGCTTTGCTCTATACTGTGGACAATTTCATCATGTTGACCGGGAGATCATCATGCGGGTACATTGTCCAGCCTGTGGCCAGCGAGCCATCATTACCAAAACCAATCAATTAAGTCTGGCGCATGCTGATCTGTATTGCTCCTGCAAAGATTCTGAATGCGGCCACACCTTTGTGGCGAATCTCAGCTTTAGCCATACCCTCAGCCCATCGGCCCACACTTCCAGTGCTCTGGTTAGTGAGCTGGTAAAAGCCCTTTCCCCTATGCAGCGACAGCAGCTGTCACTTGAGCTGGCCGCGCAACCCTCCCGCTGATCTCGTCTCCAATCATTCCGCATGCCTGACAGTGCCGACACTTTTCTACCGTGTCGGCAAGCATCGCCAACGCCGTATCCTTTTCCCCCACGGTCGCGCCCTGCTCTATTGCCTTCAAGATTAATGACGCCTGATCAATGAATGTGCACACATTATCCTCCTGTAACTATATGCAGCACAGGCATTCTATTCCTTTAGATATATTCCTGACGGAAGAAAACTTCCGATTAGACTAAGGTTATAAGAAGAATATTTCCGAATTTACGGAGTTGTGATGACGGTTAACTTTATGCGATTTGGCAAAACCATTTGCAGATTGAGGGAAATGCGACACATGACTCAGGAAGAGTTGGCCAGTGAATTGGAGATCAGCAGCAAGACGCTGAGTAAAATTGAACACGGTGCAGACTGCAGGTTGTCAGTGGCGGCACAGATAGCCGCCGTACTGCAAGTGCCCCTGGTGTATTTGCTATCAGATGCCCAGGGGGTTTACCTGACCAACCAGAAACGAAAAGAAGCCCAGGCGCATTTAAAAAGCCTGATGCAGATACTCAATGGTCAATCCCGCAACTGACCCTGACCGGCATTTGCCTGCAGTTCCTGTTTGGCATCCCGGGTGACCAAAGCCACCAAATCTGCAAAATCGCCCAACTCCTTTTCGGTCGCTCCCTGCTCAACGGCTTTAAGCAGAAAATCCAACCGGCTGATAAGTCTTTCCATGCACCCTCACTAAACACTGTATATTTAGCCAGTGACTATAATCATGGCTTCGATAAAGTCAACAGTCGCAAAAATGTAGTCGCAGCAGATACTTGCCAAATAAAACACGCCAATTTGTTAGGAACAGCAATACACCCGTCTGTAAGACATAACTTCTAAGCTACAGATTAAAATCGACAATTCATGCATATAATTGGGCCTTGATGTGGGGGATATCTGCCCGCCCCTTGTTAGGAACAGGCAGG